ATGCCGGACGCCGATTGCGAGTATGTGTTGCAGATCTGTCTGAGCGTCACGCAGCGGCAGCAAGGCAAGCAGTACGCGCCGGTTTGGCATGTGCAGAACAAAGCGCTGATGTTTGACGACATCGGCCTGAGCGAAATGGTGAGAATTGCGCTGCACGTAATTCAGGACAGCTTGGGAAATTTTTTGCACGGCCTCACCGCGCACGCAGCCGAGGCCCCCAAAGCCGTGACGGTCAATGAGTGAGTCTGCCGAACGGCGAAGATTGGCTGTTGCGTCCGGTCGCCAAAGGGATGTGCCGCTTTGAGAGTTTGAAAGACGGCTCGGTCGATCTGGCCGATGTCGCGCTGATGAATGAGCTGCTGGATGTGATGGCGGAGAATGCCGTGATTCAATCGCAGGGGCGCATGCGTTAAACCGCCGCAACAGTCAGTCTAACGCCGAGCGCATCCATCAATCTGCGGATGGTTTCGTAACGCGGTTTAGCGCCAGGGGTCAGCGCTTTGTACAGGCTCTCGCGGCCTAACCCCGCGGCTTTGGCAATATGCGTCATCCCGCGTGCGCGGGCGACATCGCCCAGCGCTGAAACGAATACGTCTGGATTGGGATCTTCCAAAGCAGCCGCCAGATATTCCGTGCAGTGTTCCTCACTGTTGAGGTAATCCGCAGCATTGAATGGGGCATATCGGGTCATTGAACCTTCTCCTGATCAAGCGCACGCGCCATCGCGAGGGCAGCGCGAATATCCCGTTTTTGAGTGGATTTATTTCCGCCTAAGAGCAGTGCATACACCAGCAAACCGCGGCGGGTATAGTACAAGCGATAGCCAGGGCCGAAGTGAATTCGCATCTCGAAAACGCCTTCGCCAATGGATTCCGAATCCCCGAAGTTGCCGAATTCGGCTGACTTGATGCGCGCCAATATGCGTATTTGTCCGCGAACGTCTTTCAATGCGCTGAGCCAGGCGTCAAATTCTTCGGAGCGGAGCATCGTGTACATCCCATACTGTATTCAGTTAGATACGCATTTGTCAATATACGCCAGGTAGGGCATCACACAGAATCATGGACATTAGAGAACGCTTTGAAGATACGCAGGAGATGCTGCGCACCGCGATTCACGGCGCATTGACCGGCGTGTGGACGGCGCTGCCGGGCATTGTGCAGTCGTTCGATGCGCAGCAGCTCACCGTCACCGTGCAGCCCGCGATTCAGGGCCTCGTGCGCCGGCTGGATCGCGCAACGGCAACGGTCAAGACGGAAGCGGTTGATCTGCCGCTGCTCGGCGATGTGCCGGTGGTGTTTGCGCGCGGCGGCGGTTGTACGCTCACGTTTCCGATTCAAAAAGGCGATGAGTGCGTGGTCGTGTTCGCATCGCGCTGCATCGACGGCTGGTGGCAATCCGGCGGCGTGCAAAGGCCGATGGAGCCGCGCAGGCACGATTTATCGGATGGGTTTGCGTTGATCGGGCCGTTCTCGCAGAAGACAAAGATCAAAGGCATTCATCCGCAGGCGGTTCAGTTACGCAGCGATGACGGCGCGACCTATATTGAACTCGACCCGACGACGCAAAAAGTGAAGATTGCCGCGCCCGGCGGCTTGGAAATCGATGCACCCCAAATGGATGTTCTGGGGCAAGCGTGCGTGCATGCGTTGTTGACCTATCTGGCGGGAATGTCCGGCCGCGGCGGCGAAGAGGCCACGGCGGCGATTACCGGCAACCTCACGATCCACAACGGGCAGGTCAGCGTCAACGGCAAACGGGTGGATGACACGCATACGCACAGCGGCGTTGAGCCTGGCGGCGGAACGTCCGGCCCGGTGGTTTGAGGCGCATCGAATGCGCTATCGAACACGGGATGCACAAGGCGATTACGTTTTCGGCCGGGGTACACGCGATTTTGAATGGAATACGCCGCAGGCCGTGGCGCAAGCGGTCAAAACCCGCTTGGCGTTGTTCACCGGCGAATGGTTTTTGGATGTGTCGGACGGGACGCCGTGGGACACGCACATGCTCGGCCAAGCCGCGCGGGATGCGGTCGATTGGGTGATTCGGGCGCGCATCCTGGGGACAGCGGGCGTCACCCGCATCGAGCGCTATGCGCGTACTTTTAATCCGAATACCCGCGCATTGACGATTCAAGTGGACATCGACACGCGCTACGGCCCCGCTACAGTGAAGACCACGTATGACCCTTTCCGTCACGATTGACGTCGCCGGCATTCACGCGCCGGGCTATGCCGACGTGCTGAACGCGCTCAAAGCGCGGTATCGCGCGATTTACGGGCCGGATGTGTATTTGGAGAACGACAGCCAGGACGGGCAATGGCTGGCCGTTTTGGCGAAGTGCATTCATGACGCGAACAGCGCCGCGGTGGCCGTCTACAACGCCTTCAGTCCGGCGACCGCGCAGGGGCGGGGACTGTCGCGCGTCGTCAAAATCAACGGCATCCGCCGCCAGATCGCCACCCGGTCAACGGTCGATGTCCGGCTGGTTGGACAAGCGGGTACGATCATTGAGAACGGCGTCGTTCAGGATGTGGACCGCCTCCGGTGGGCGTTGCCGGCGCAGGTGGTGATTCCGCCTTCGGGTGAAATCACGGTCACGGCGATTTGCCAAACGATCGGGGCGATTGCCGCGGCAGCAGGCGCAGTGACGCGCATCGCCACGCCGACCTTGGGATGGCAATCGGTGACCAATCCGGCGGCTGCGGCCGTCGGCGCGCCGGTGGAAACCGATGCCGCGTTGCGCAGGCGTCAGGCGTTTTCCGTCGCCCTTCCGTCTCGAACCGTGCTGGAGGGGATCGTCGGCGCGGTCGCCGCGGTGAAGGGCGTGATGCGATACCGTGCCTACGAGAACGATGCCGATACGACGGACGAGAACGGACTTCCCTCACACTCGATTGCGCTGGTGGTCGAAGGCGGTGATGCGGCGGAGATTGCCCGCGCCATCGCGGCAAAGAAAACCCCAGGCGCCGGCACGGTTGGCACAACGGTCACGATGATCGATGACCGCTACGGCATTGCGCATCCGATTCGTTTTTTTCGGCTTGTGGATGTCCCGGTGACGGTGCGCATTGAACTGAATGCGCTCTCCGGCTACACATCGGCAGTCGGCGAGGCGATTCAGCGCGCCGTATCGGCGTACATCAATGCGCGCGCGATCGGCGAGCCGCTGCGCGCCGCGCGGCTGTATGTGCCGGCGAATCTGAACGGCGGGNCGGATTCGGAAACGTTTGAAATCACCGCGCTTTCAATGGCGCGGCGGGGTGAAACTCAGACGCAGCTTGATCTGCCGGTGGCGTTTAACGAAGCCGTCCATTGCAGACCAGGTGATGTGAAGCTGACGGTGCACTGATGGCCCATCTTCAAGACTATTTAGCGCTGATCCCTTCAGCGAACCGTGACAAGCCGAAGTTTCGCGCCGTGATTGAGGCGCTCGCGCAGCCTTTCGTGGATCTGCACAACGCGCTCGCGTCCATACCGGCGGCCTTCGATGTCGATCAAGCCATCGGCGTGCAACTCGATCAAGTGGGCCGATGGGCCGGACTTTCGCGTGAAGTCTTGATTCCGCTGACGGGGATTTATTTCACGCTGGATGAAGAAACGCTTGGCTTTGATCAAGGCGTCTGGAAGCAGCCGTTTGATCCCACCGAAGGCGTGACTCGGCTTGACGATGACACGTACCGGCTGCTGCTCAAAACCAAAATCCGCGCCAACCATTGGGACGGTGCGCCGGATTCGATGGCCGAGATGCTGAACGCAATCTTTGGAGAAGGCACGCACGTCTTTGTGCAAGACAACGGCGATATGTCGATCACCGTCGGCATTGCCGGTCAAATTCCGCATGCGGCGTTTCTCTCGCTGCTCACGCGCGGCGATTTGGCGCTCAAACCTGAAGGGGTGCGGGTGGCCTATTCATACAGGGCGCGGGCGTAG